CCTGCACTTGCAGGCGCCCACGCAGTGCAACGACACCATCCCTAATTCAAACCTAGGGATAATCCCCGTGAGGGGTCCAGAGGAGGATTCAATGCCATACGATGGTAAATCAGCCACCCGCCGCCGAAAGGTACCTTGGTCGGTACCTGTAGGCAATTGCACTGTCACACACTACCTGCCCTTTGGGGCAGGTACTGTTGTTGACAAAGCAAAGGATGGCGGTAGATCCATCGATGGGATACAGGAAACTGTATCGGAAGGGCATCCTTGGCGTTCCCGTGTTAAGGGAAACGTTCAAGACATTGGAGGAGATTTCCTCACCACGCGTCAGCATGTCATTTGTGACTCTCTTCCGAGAGACGCGAATGTATTGCTAAACGTGGGGGGAGGAGAAAAGGTCCAGGTTAATTACCGGGGCCCTATCTTTCCAATTAGTCCTGTCAGTGGTCAGTTCCCACCTCGTATCGATAGCAGCAATGCTGCTCTAGATACAAAAGGTGCGACTGCCATTGCCAGGTGCAAGCCCACAAAATCAGCCGCTGATCTCGGGACCGCACTAGGTGAGCTCTACAAGGATGGGTTACCCCATCTGCTTGGGAGCAAAACCTGGCGCGATCGTACTCTCTCTGCGAAAAACGCTGGAGATGAGTACCTGAACGTACAATTCGGTTGGAAACCTCTCTTGAATGACGTTAAGTCATTCTTGAATGGCGTGAGTCGTGCTCAAAAACTGTTGAATCAGTATGAGCGTGACGCAGGCCGGGTTGTCCGCCGGAAGTACGAATTTCCCATTGAAAGGACGTATACCGAAGAGACAGGTAATGCGATAACTTGGCTTTCGCCAATTCATCAAAATTACCTGCTTAAGGTAGGCGTCCAGGGTAATTATTCCAAGATTACAGAAACCTCTAGACGCATCTGGTTCTCAGGTGCGTTTAGTTATTTCCTACCGAAGGACTATAGTAGTCGTTCGGAGGTAGACAGGTTGAGTCTCCTGGCCAATAATATACTTGGCTTGGAGCTCGATCCTGAGGTTCTGTGGAATGTTACCCCGTGGTCCTGGGCCATCGATTGGTTCAGCAATACTGGAGACGTTTTATCAAATGTCTCCGATGCTGCCAATGCTGGTCTGGTTATGCGTTGGGGTTACGTGATGGAACATACCATCAGTAAAGTAACCTACAAGGCTAACACCGACTCGCTTGTCGCGGGTACTGGTGCTAAGCCCGCCGTAATTTCTTTTGTCACTGAGACAAAGAAACGTAGGCGCGCAAACCCCTTTGGGTTCGGATTGAATTGGTCCGGTTTGTCTCCGTACCAACTTTCCATCGCTGCTGCGCTTGGTATTAGCAGGCGTTAGCGGCTAGTTGTTACACTAGCGTAAAACACCGACCTACTTTGCGAAAGCAGAGTATGGTCCGAATAAAGGAGTGCGTTTATGGCATTCACAGACCCGCAGTCAGTCACCATTTCTGGTACCGCGATTTCTCTTCCTCGAGTAGAATCGGGGAAGAATCAAACCGTGTACCAGAGTGCTGACGGACTGGTGCGGCTCTCTGCCTCGTCGGCCTATGGCCGACGTACGAGGCGAGTGCTGCGTCTCGATCATTCGAAGATCGCCGCTGATCCCTACACCGCCCAGAACAAGAAGTTTTCGATGAGTAATTACATCGTCTTCGATGTTCCTACGGTTGGTGAAGGGTATTCCAGCGCCGATATTACTGCTGTTTATGCAGGTTTTAAGACTGCATTTACAGCATCTTCGGACGCTCTCATCACCAAGCTTCTTGGTGGAGAGAGCTAGTCTTGAGTACGGATGATGATCCGGTACCCCCGTCTAAGGAGGTACTTAATCATAACATCCAGGTCTCGTTCCGTGAGGAACTCGACCATCTCAACGACCTGGTATTTATTGCTGAAATAATAGCAATACTTACTGGACTCGTTGTAGTACTCTCGATGATCGCGCTAGCTATGATGTTGGTCCTAGATTATTTATAGGTCCAACTAGCTAGCGGTCTGATGACCCTGTCGTAGACTAGGATTGCCGACCCCCGATTAGGAGGCAGCATGAAAAGCCTACTGACACTCTGGAGTACACTTGCTATTGAATTGGCAAGTGGATGTCGCACTAGCGCCGCTAAGGACATTAAGACCGTCCTTAGTCGGGCTGAACACGAAGGGTTATCGTTTTTAGCGATAACCTTGGCTGACTTTGGAAAAGACTTCGAAAGAAGTCTTGACCAAGGTCATGTCGCTCCCACCGCCTTCCTCTCTTGGAGGGGAAGGGGAGGTCTCCCCTTGTTTCTAAGGGGTTTCCTGGAGCAGGTGTTCAACCCTGCTAGTGGTGTGCTGTTCGAGGATCCCTCGAAGGCTGCAATTCTTGCTGTTAGGCAGCTAACGCTGTTTTTCAGCAAGATCGAAGTATCTTGCTCGCAAGAGCGAGACTTCGATGCCTTTAGAGGGTACGTCGAATGTGAGAAGGATGTCCGAGAAGCTGTTTCCTCTCTCAGCCCCATTGATTTGGAGGCTTTTGAGAGAATTAGCAGCTTGCTGTTTGCACCAATCTTTTCCAAGGTAGATAGTGATATCTACCACGGTAGAGTGGTGCCACGGCACGGACCAGGATCGACGGCGGATGGTCTCATGGGAAATGAGAAATACCGCCAGACTTCTTGGCCGGCTCGCCTTGGCGAGGTTTTCCCAATGTGGGAAAACCTCATTCCAAATCATCACTTTAGTGATGAGTTGGACAAGGTTGACATCCTCGAACCTGGATCAGAGATACCTGCTAAGGTTATCACTGTTCCTAAGACGCTAAAGGGACCTCGTATAATAGCTATGGAGCCAACCGCCATGCAATATATGCAGGGCGGACTCCAGACACTATTGTACGAGTACGTTGAAGAAGATTCATTACTTCAACGTATGATTGGTTTTATCGATCAAACTCCTAATCAGGAGCTTGCCCGACAGGGATCCAGAGATGGATCTCTGGCCACGCTCGACTTGAGCGAGGCTTCCGATCGAGTCCCAAACCAGCTGGTCCAGTCCATGCTGCGTCTACACCCAAATATGCTGAAGGGTGTAGATGCTTGCAGGACTAGACTGGCGCGGGTTCCTGGCGAGGACGATCCAATCGAACTCGCCAAGTTCGCGTCTATGGGTTCAGCTCTGTGCTTTCCTATGGAGGCCATGGTCTTTTTGACCGCGGTCTTCATTGGGATTGAACGAGAGCTCAGCACACGCTTTTCCCGTCGGAAGGATTTTATTCCTTTCAGCGGGGTGGTGCGTGTCTTTGGGGATGATATTATCATTCCCTCAGACTATGTGCAATCCGTCGTAATCGCCCTCGAATCCTTTGGATTCGTGGTAAACGATCGCAAGTCTTTCTGGACTGGAAGGTTCAGAGAGTCTTGTGGCAAGGAGTATTTCGATGGCTTTGACGTAAGTATTGTCAAAGTCAGAGATCTACTTCCAGCACGACGGACTGACGCTAACCGGGTAATCTCAATGGTTTCCCTTAGGAACCAGCTTTATCATGCTGGCCTTTGGGATACCGTGGGATTATTGGATGGCTGGATCCGGAAATTGATAAAACATTTTCCGGTAGTCGAGCCAACCTCTCCGGTGTTGGGTCGTCATGACTACGCGACTTTTGATCGCGATGGTTATGACAGGGACACTCAGACCCCTTTGGTTAGGGGTCATGTTGTGTCCACCAGGACCAGAAGGAATACCCTTACTGGTTCTGGTGCCCTTCTCAAGTACCTACTCAAGAAAGGCAGTTTGCCAGCTGCCGAGGGGCACTTGGAGCGTTCAGGACGCCCGTATGCCGTCGACATCAAGCTACGGATGGCTAAGCCGTATTAGTGGCTTAGCGGTCGTTAAATATCGACCGAGCGGGAGACCCATCGTGCTCGCTTTACTATGTGTTAGCATAGAAAGTGGCCCGTAAGGGTACTCTCTTGGACCTTTG